TATCACTTAGGAAGGTCACAGTTTGTGCCATCTGCTTTGCAAACTGAATCGGTTCAGATACATCAGCAAATGACCCGGCACAGGTGTCATAATTACCGGTAAAGATACGGGCAGTTGGTTTCACGAACTTACAGTAAACTGTGTCGGTGATTGTGAACTTCATAGGGTGTGCGATTGCATCCCTTAAATCTTTCTCTGCTGTGTAGTAAGTATGTGGAGCAACGATGATTTCTGCATCTACGATACCATCGAACTGATAGGTGATTGTGTTCGGTGTGTATTCATCAGACCCACCAAGTCCGATAAAGTCTCCCTGAAAAATACCCTCAGTACGTGGTAGATAATCGAAGCACTTGTGAAGGATAGTAGCAACCTCACCAGTGTGGTTTGCATCAATGTCCTGATGAGATTCATTGATCTTAATCTTCACTTTGTTGAAGACTGATTTGGTGCCTACAAAGAACCTACCCGTTGCTGGGTTGGTTCCCCATACGACTGCCGGTGCTCCGTCGATCTTGGTGCTGAGGTATCCGTCTGTCAGCAGCAGGTCAAGGACGGTCAGGTCCCCCGTGAGAATGAGGTCTTCGGGGTGTTCGATGTGCTTGTTTTGCATGTTGAAATTCTAGTCGGTCAGGGGTCGTTCTGTGAGTAGCATATGCTACTATGCGAGTCGCATTCCGTTACGGAACTCAGTGGTGGTGAAGTCGGTGCCAGTCCAGAGACGGACAAACCACTCAAAATTTTTCTGAAACACACTCTCGCCAGAGTATCCGTGCTCTGCTAGGATTGCGTTGAGACGGGATTTGGTGGTGTTGCTCTGCCTCCCACCATCACGCAGGATGATGGCATTGTCGTCGATCTCAGCAATGAGGTGCCCGTAGAGGTAGACCTTCGAAACTCCGTCGATGGTTTCAACCCGTGTGTTGTCCTTGCCCCAATCGGTGCCCTCGGTGATTGCTTCGTTCATCTGGGTTTCGATCTTACGCATGGTTGGTTGGATTCCTTTGACTCTTTTACAATAGGGCATTTTGAAACCTGTGCCAAAAACGTGTGGCACTAATCCGACTGTCACATCCGCTCTATGCTGCGTTGGATTGTTTCGTTACGTTCTTTCATGATGCTCATCATATCAGAATCAAGCAAGTCGATGAGAAGATTCGCACCTAGCAGGATGACAATGGCAGAGAGACAAATACGCATGAGTTTGTGTTACTTAAGGACGGAGAGGTTTGTGTTAGTTACCGAAGAACTCATCGTGACAATCAGCAACGAAATCAATCAGTTCATCGGTTGCATCAAGTCCGAATCGATCACATACCCAATCAACGCAATCATTCATGGAAGGCATCATTTCACACATGTATTGTGAAAGGTCTGATGCAATCATTTCCTTTAGTTGACGCATGTCCTCCTGCAGAGCATAGGTGCAAGGGTCGGTGTAGGTGTGCATTTCGTTGTTTTTGATCATGTATCTACAATACACGGTTTCCGACCCCGTGCCAAAAATGTGTGCCACCTGTCCGACCGTCCATCGGCGGCTGATCAGTTTGTGTTACTTTCCTCCAGAAGTTCGGGATCATAATTCTCAACTTCCTCAATCAGTTCTGTCATAGAATAACCCTCAAGATTCTCATTGATTGTGTCATAAACGAATACTTCCATTGTTTTAAAATCCATTCCATCAATCAGTGCTTTGATGTATGCATCCTGGAGATTGTCACGGTCGATGATGTTGTCAGTCATGGAGTTTGTGTGATTGAAGGTTGACACGAAAGACATTAATAATCGGTGTTTCCTTTGATATATTTTTCAACGTCGAATTTCTCCTCTTTCTCCCATTCTTCCTTGTAATCAATCACATCGAAAATTTCACCGGGTGCATCAGCAATTTCAGACCAGAGTTCATCAAACATTTGAAAAAAGTGTTAGTTAGTGTGAATTGAGTTAGTGTTACTTTGTTCAGAGATCTTTCATCATTTCACAGATAGCGAGACCATCAACTTTAACATCATCCCAACGTGCACCATCAGGAGTTTCTTTACTACCACACTCCCAAAGAATGTTCACAAGTTCTTGATAGTTTGCACATTCCCTTGCTTGGTGATACAAACTCTCATCATTTCCGATCCAGAGAGCAACATTCCAGGTCTCCCAATTTGCCCAGCCGTTGTAACCTTGCATTGGTGAATTTCTCAACTGTGAATACAATACACGATTTTGGTGCCAGTGGGGAGATTAGTGGACACCTCTACGACTGGCACACATTCTTGTTACTTAGCAGGGAAATTCTTACAAACGGCATCACATAGGAATTTTGTCAAAGTATCTTTTTCTTCTCCATCATAATCATCACCACAACACGCAGTGAAAAATTCATCAACAATTGAGTCAATATCTTCCATTAACTGCTCACGACTCATTAACATTTCCAGATTAGGATTAGGGACAAAAGTGTTCATTTAGGAAAGCAAATTTCTCAACTGAAACTACAATACACGATTTTGGACCCCCATGGGGATTTAGTGGACAGTTCTACGATTGTCACAAAGGAATATTTAAAGGGTGCCAATCCACGAACTGGCACACTAGTATACGTCTGCAGTCTCCTTTATGCTAACATCAACGTTCTCGTCACCTTGCAGGTCTAGGATTTCTCGCCAATCCAACATCTTGAGGTCGAGGTCTTCATAACACTCAATGTCTAACGTTACACTTACAATACGTTTGTGTGCGTACATGTGGATCTCGTGCGATGTGTGTGTATTATAGCATGTATTATGTTATGTGCACATCTCGCAACGCACACATATCTCGTATGTTATTATGCGTAGTGACGATATGCGAGTTCCTGCACATCATATGTATCTCGTGCATACTCATCATCAATCTCGTATGAATCTTGTATGTTGTTATACATGTCTCGCATCATATACTCACACATCTCGTGAAGATCATGTGTATATGACTCGTATGTGAACTCGTACTCGGTCTCGTACATGGTGATCTCGTAGATGTGAATCTCGTACTCTGTTATTATACCTGACCACCCTCTCGTTGTCAAGCGGGTCTCATAAGCAATATTTATAAGATCTGATATTTGAAAAAGAGTGGGTCTGTGAAGATTTATGCGGGGGTGCTTGACAGAATGCTCCGAGTGTGATAGCCTGCGTGCTTAGCTCACAAGTCCTGGAGGTGTTTATGAGAACTTTATGGGCATAAGATCTGGGTGTTTATGAGAGTATAAAAGCACCTAAAGTTACCTTAAAGATACTCTACAGACACTCCACAGAGTATTCACAGTAACTAGAAGATAAAAAACAGTTTTATATTTATAAACATATTTAAAACCTATTTTTTAACTTAAATGGTATCAACCGATACAGTTTTATTGGATGTCTAAGTATCTACCATCCTGTGACTTATACTCTGAGATACCATCATTCTCTCTCCTATTCTTTACATACTCCAAGTCATTCCAGAACTGTCTATAACACAACAACAATACATGAGTCTTCTTATGAATAGGACAATCTTTGATGTTCTGTTCACACTTATCCTTGACTCTTATCTCTATAGTAATATAATCATCACATATAAAATATACCCATCCTTCATGATTGTTGTCTCCTTTATTCCATCTTACATAATCATCTATTACTGGTACATACATTGTTCTAAAGGATTGAGGTTTAATTGCATTGCAGTATATGGTCTGGTATTGTTAATACTTACCTCTTCTCCTGGTTTCTTTGAATTGATTGGTGCATAATACTTCTGTCTCTTACTATGGTAGAATCCCCATACAGTATAAACAGGATCGGTAGTATAAACGTAGTCCCTCCTATGATACAACCAAATAGAAATAACATTGGGTTTGTGTTGTCGAACCTTGTATTCATATCCTTTTGGTGGTTCATGAATAAAATCTGTTGGTAATTCGATCATTGAACTCTTGTGATTTTTATTCTTTGGGGTGATTGTCCATCATTGATTAGTTTATCATATTCTATCTTACATTCTTCCTTTGTAAGATTAGTCTTATATTCGTGCCATCCGGACGTAGATTCTTCTTCAATCTTATACAGTTCATCTGGTTTGTTTGATGCCACAGAAAATCCTTTTGCCATTATTCTTTAGGTAATGAATGCTTCTATTATATCACATTCATAATCTTCCGCCAATCTCAACTTTGTGGCATTGATAACATTCTCCATAATCAGATGTCCATGGTTCTCAGGAAATGATTCTTCCTCTGATAGGATATTAAAACACTCCTGATCACTAGATGCAATTACATTGACAATACCACCATATTCTGATGTCGGAAACGGCACCCAGTAATCAACCACATAAAGAAATTTGTCGTTCGAGCTCATAATAAACAGAAATAAGTTTGGTGTTCATGTAATTCTCATAAGGGTTATCCTTAATGAGTTTAGTAATGTTTTCGACCTGGTGTTTGGCAATCAATAACTTTTCTTTTTCTTTCATAAGAATTCTTGCACAAAGTAATCAACCGTTAGTTCCATCTTGGCAGCAGTATTCTCAATGAATGTATCTAGAATCTCAGGTGCATCCTGTTGGACAATTTCATAATACCTATACCATAATTCAGGATTAGTGGCAGGTGTGACCGGATAGTTGACTTTATCAAGCATTTAGAATTTGCCTAAGATTTGTGATTGCATGTTGCATTGTGGCATAAGAATAACCCGTCGCATAAGGATAAGACCGTTCATAATCTTCTGAACTGTCTACACTTTGGCAGATACTGATTGCATCCTCCAGTCCTTCAATAATGGTCTCAAGTTCACTCTTTCGGATACTACACATTTTTGATCTCCAGTTGTTTGAATTCAAGGTGATCGCAGCATGAATCATCATCCTGCAAATCAATCATGTCAGTGTCAGTTTGGGTGATAAGTTTATCGAACAGAAAGTCGATAAACGCGTGATCTTCTTTAGTAAACATCAGCAGGAAGCAGGAAAGTATGC